GTTATTTCTGACACTAGACTGCCATCTTCACCTTCAGTTTCTCTGATACGGCTCACACGGAATGGCTTATTGGTAAAACCATAGGTTGTGTTGGTAATTTGCACAACATCACCTGCTTCAACTTGTAGGGCACCATAATCACTTTGAAATGAAATAACAAGATCTAAACGGCTTTGATTGAGTTCAAGCAGAGCCAAACGCCCTGCGTGAATATAGTTGTTGACCATTGAGGTGTTTAGTCGCAGTTCATTGGCAGTTTCAAGTTGGTTAAGTTGGTTGGCGGGTAGGTTATATTTGAAGTAGTCAGTTTGATCACGGAATACCTTGTTAGGAAAACTGCCTTCTACACGATTGTATAGATCTTCAAGATTGGTGGCTGTGAGACTGATATCACCAATGATGTTGTCATCTGTAAAATGGTAGCATGTGGCTAATTCAGCCCCTGATAAGAGGCGATTAGCTACCATACTCCACTGTCCTGATTTGTGATCAAATGTGGTATATGAAGCTGAAGCCAAATTAATGCGTTCAAGATTGTTTTTAACAGTTTCACTTGTGGCCAGCACGCCATTAATTTCATAACGAACTTGGTTTGTGGCAGTGGTCTGTGTGCCAGTAGATGAATATGTGGGCCAACGAACAAATTGATTGGCAGGAACCTCATTGCTGATTGAATATACTGAATATGTATTAGCAGAACTTATACTAGTCCATGTGTTAATATCTGTAGCAGTGAATCCCGCTCCATATCTAGTGGATGAAATATAATCATACCATACAAGACCTGGATTTTTCAATGAGTTGTTCAATTGAAAGGTCATTGTGGGTAGACCAGTTACACCTTTGTCTGAATTGTAGGTCAACTGAACCACAGCAAACACCAAATCACTCATAGCATAGGTTGAGGTAGAATCAGGTATAATATCATAGGCGGCTACAGCAGGTGTGGGTCCATAGATCATGTTAGTTGAACTTGAACCACCTGCCCAAGCATAGACCTTGACTAAATCACGCAGATTGGTATTGTTGGTTCCGTCTTGTGCCACAGCATAGTCAACGGTCGCAGTTGATGCTGTTTTGAAAACCAATCTTTGATCATTCCAATAGACATCACCTAATGTCCAAGAACCTGTCTGTGTCTTCTCACTGAGCGTGAGCACATAGGTCATGGTCTGGTTTGAGTTTGAAATACGAGCATCTGTGATTATGCCCTGTTGATAGGCAGTGCCATAGACAATGGGCACTTTATTTTCTGTAGCTGGTGGCAGTTGTATGCGAACACCTTGATCTCGCTGTGCCTGAGCACGGTTGCCAATTCCCAAAGCACGACTGGTCAATGCAGCCAAGCCAGTGGCAATCACTGAAACAGCAAAAGCAGCCCAGGTTCCTGCCACAACGGCGGCTCCAGTGGCTGCTGTTACAATATAAGTAGCGATCGCTGTGAATACGGCCATGGTTATGCTCCTGCAAGATAAGTTGTTTCTACAGCACGAAATCCCATATAATTTATTTTTGGACTATTTGCCAATTTTGTCATAGTATATCCAGTTATGCGACCCTGGCGACGATCCTGCTCTGCTGCTTCAGTATAGGCTTGATAGAGTAGTTCACCCCAACCCTGTAACCTGAATTCTGGTATGACAAACCAGGCTATTTCTCTAAGTCTGACAATTTTTGGATACCACAGATCTGGCACTGGGATTGAAAGTATGACGCCAACGATCCTGGAACCACTTTGTGCAATAAATGAATGACCTGTTTTTTCACAGCGTAATAATAATCTACGAACATTGTCATAATCCTTTTCCCCATTATCAAATAGACCAGTTTGACTACTAAATTGCTCCAGTAGATCTAAAACTTGATCATAATCTGCTCTTTCTAATCTTCTAATCATCTATTCACCACCTTGGAAGTTTTCTGGATTGCTTCCACTTCCTCCACCTGTGCCACCAGCTGTATATGGTTTGCCAAAGTCAAATGCCGTGTTTGAAATAATGGCCACACGATCCATGCTGTCGTCATTGGGATAAAGACTGCGTTGATCTGTTTGATTGGTTCTACGCCCTGTGATTTGACGCTCTAATATGCTGTTCACTGATGAACAGGTTATGACCACAGTTTTAGTGTTGCTTTTGGCTTCTAGATCAATGCCATCTGTTATTGAGTAGTTTGAAATATAACCACTGAACCTCATACTCACACTGTCAGTCAATAGCAGATTGGTTTCAGTGTCAAAAAACACACGATAAATCCTAATTAGGCTACCTTTGATCTTTTGATCTAGTATCAGTGCCACATAACTTGAATATGCGCCAAGTCCTTGTTCACCTGCGTCTTTGGGAATACCTGATAAACTGATTTGAACACCAGCACTAGTGCTCTTGATATCATCTTGTATTTGATCCATGCCAAGAAAATGTCCCAGACCAAGATAGGTATCACCATTATATGTCACAGGACCATAGGTGTTGGCAATAAAATAGTTAGAGCCATTCACAGTTAATTTGATCAACATGCCATGTCTTACACGACTGCTTGACACTGCGGGTATTGAGATAGCCATTATACTATTTTCTCCACTATGGAAAAATCACCAGTGAATTCAGCCCAATCACGCTGAATCAATTTGTAGGTTGGCAGTTCTGTGACCACTACACGAAGCGTAGTTGCAGTGCCCACATATAAGGCACCAGTGACAGTAGTGGCCTCACTGGTAATTAAAGGCCTATGAACAGTGACACTGGCAGTTGACAGACTTTTAGTCACAGTTGAACTCACAATATAAGGATAACGACTCCAAATGGGCTGTATCCAATCACCACCTTTGAACACCACTGTGCCATTACTAACTGAGCCTAGTCCTCCAATAATCAAGGTTGAATTTGTAAATGTGTTTATGGTAAGGTTGGCTAATTCCGCTGAGCTGAGGCCTCCTTGATATTCTGTTATATAACTCAATAGAGGATTTGATGCCAAGTTAATCTGTTGTTCCTCGCTGCGATCATATGTTTGTATGCTTTCTATAACATCTCTCACTAGACTATAACGAAATCTGGCTATAGGTGTAATGGTAAAACTGAATGCCTGAGCTGATGCCCTTTCAGCTATCTTGATGCGTTCAGAGCGACTTACTGTCTGGCCCACTACCTTGCGACGATCAAACTCAATTGACTGTGCTGAATTTATGATGACTTGGATGGTCATTATAGTCTCCTTGTGGGCTGACTGCGACGCCCTTGTTCTGTTATGTTATAGATAAACTGCGGATCACGAGCAACAAGAGCACGGAATGAGGCAGCATCAACTGCTGATATGTTATAGTTTACTGTGACTGGTTGCTGTTTACCCATAGGTGTGATATTGGCAGGACCTGTTATGAGTTCTGGACCAGCTTCTCCAGCAATGCCCCATTTACCAGCCCCTAGTGTTCCACCATTGGCAAAGAATCCACCAAAATCCATGTTTCCATAGCTCGCACCTGTGCCAAAACCACCTCCAAATAGATTTCTAAAAAATCCACCAACTCCACTGGCACCTAGAAAATTAGCCATGAGCTTGTTGGCTTGTATTTTTAGGATTTCTGCTGCCAGGGATTTGAATAAGTCCCTGAATGATAATTTGCCTGTTTGAACAGCACGAGTGATTGCTGATTCAAATCCACGAGTAAATGTTTCAAAATATGTTTTTGCTTCATCAGCAGCATTATAGGCATTGTCCTTGAATCTGGTAAAAGCTTCATCCCAACCAGCTGCCCAAGTCCTGCTATATTGTAATTGTTCAATTTGTAGTTGATTGATATAGAGATAGGTTGTAGCAATGCGATCTAATCCCTGCGCTAACAGATCTGCGTTTCTGATATTGCCAGTTTCGTCTACTTCAAAATTGCTGGCAAAGCTTCTTGCTGCTTCTTCTGCTGCTAATCTGTTTGTTCTTTGAATTTCTTCAATCTGTCCAGCTAAACCAAATTTTTTATTACGCTTGAATGTTTCTTCTTCTAATTTGGCGCCTGATTCTAATATGATATCACGCAGTTTGCCCTGAAGTTCAGCTTGACGCTCCATTTCCTTTGTTATGTTTTCTAAATTGGCTTTTCTAGCCTCTTCTACATAACGAGCACTCTGTATGGCAGCAACGCCCCTTTCAATAACTTCACGATTACGCAGATGAGCATCTGAACTGTCCTTGATCAGTTTATTGATCAACTCAATTTCCAATCCATATTCTTGTAGTTTATTGGTGTCTTTTTCACCAATCATAGCAGTGCGTAGTTGAATCTGCTTGTCTTGTAGTTCTTCAATGCGGCGTTGATAGCGTTCTGCTTCTTCTCTGAGTTTGGTTTCAACTTCAGCCTGTTCTTCACCCATGCTAATGACACCAGCTTCAAAGCCTAGACGATTACGCAGTTGTTCTGTGTAGCGAGCAGCTTCAATGCCCAACATGGCATAGGTCACACGCAGGCGATCTAAGGCATAATTTTGTTCAGCTAGAGGTGATCTCTTTTGTTCTTCGTTGAGTTTCTTGCTGGCTTCTGCTCTTTTCTTGAGACGCTCTATTTCTGCTTCATTCTCACGAACTACACTTGGTGGTGGAGCCATGCCTAATTTTTCACCTAACTTGTTAAGCATTTCTGCCAGTTTGGGGAAATTACCTGTGACTAAGTTTTCTAAACTGTAGGCTAATTCATCAAACCAACCCTTGATATTTTTTCCTGTTATTAAAGTTAGAGCGCTGTCTAATATTTCAAAGGCTATATAGAGTTGACCCAACATGGGCAACATCCTTGTGATTTGACCAGCAATAAAAAAGAAACTATTGCCCAACATTTTAAGCCCTTTATCAAGGCTACCTGCTGGACCACCACCAAGCGCTCTGTTAAAGGTTGTAGGAAGATATTCTAATTCTCTTACCACATTTTTAGTGCCGCTGATAAAAGCATCAAATGCTGGACTCATGGCTCTTAGACTATCTGTCATTCCCTTGGCACTAGGGCCAGTTCTTGTCATAGCCATGCCTAATTCTATTATGGCTGGTCCAACACTTTTCACCAACATCAGACTACCAATGGCAATGACCAAATTCTTTATATTTTCTACTAGAATATTGATCTGATTGATGTTAATACCATTGATAAAATCTGCTAATTTTTGTAGTAGATCAGTAAGAGCATTACCTGGACCTGCCTGTGCTGTTCTATCAATGAGATTTTTAACAGCATCATCAACCTGTGCCATGGCCTGTGCCAAAGTCTTAGCACGAGCAGCAGAAGCTCCCCCAAAGGTCTTTTCTAATTCTGTGGTTAATACTGCTAGAATCTTTTGAGCACCTTGAGCACTTTGACCAAACTTGGCAACTTCTAAGCGACTTAATCCCATCTTCTCACTGAGTATATTGAAAACAGGAATTCCTCTATCTGCTAATCTGTTTAGATCTTCAAGTCCTAATCCACCAGCAGTGGTTCTAGCAAATAGGTCAGTCATGGCCTGTAGAGCACCAACTGAATCTGCTGCCACTGAACTGACATCAGCAAATAATTGTAGTTGACGATCAGTTGGTTCAATGCCAGCGGATTTTAATTTAATAAAGGCAGCACTGAGATCATCAACTGAAAATACACTGTTGGCAGCAACTGTTTTTATACGCTCAAAGGCCTGTGCTCCTGCTGCTGTGTCCTTGTAAAGAATACCAAGACTAACACGCAGGCTTTCAAACTTGGCAGCAATTTGAACAACCTTATCCACAGCAAATGCTGAAGCAAAAGCACCAGTCAACGAACCCAATGATGCCTTTAGAGCATCAAGTGAACGAGTAGCCTGTTGAGTTTCTATGTTAATTTTATAGGTAGTATCTGCCATTTATCGCCCCTTGAAAATACGATCTAAGGTCTTTTTGATGTAGAATTCTGTGGGTTTGGTCATGCCATCTGGTGCTTGACTACTAGAACCTTGATCTAACTGCGTAGCATATGGGTAGTTAGCTTCAATTGTTTGACCTTGTAAACGAGTCTTACTGCGGGCATTTCCAGTGCGAATAGGTGTGTGACTACGAAAGATTTTGTAGGCTTCTTTGGGAACAAGATCAAGTTCTTTTTGTGCCTTGTTAAGATTTGGAGTTATTAAATCTTTAACTAATTGTATTTTAATCACCCACTCGCTCCTTGATTTTCAGTAATTCTTCTTCACTTATTGGCGGAATAAATCCTGGTTTGTCTTTATCTCTATGATAATTTTCAATACCTAAACTTATGTCCATTATAACCATGTCAAAGGTTGTGGCCCTTGACATGACCTCACTGGGCAACAGACCATAGCGTTGCCCAAGCCTATCAATCATAACACAGATATTACCTTCTCTTCCCTGGGGATCTATGGATTCCCCTGTTAGTTTCCCAGAGTATCAACTACTTTGCTGATTACTTTGGTTAATATCTTAGGTGGTAATACCTCTTCTTCAGTTAATACTGAACGCCCTTGTTCATCAAGCACTAGTTCTCTTACTGCTGCTATCAAGGTGCCTACATCTCCCTCTTTGAGATTGGCCATCTTGATATATTTGTCCATTGGTTGCCTATCCCAAATCCAAAATTCAATAGCTTCTCCATACTCCTTGATGACTTCTTCATCATTGAGCTCTAGTTTGATCAGTTTGGGTTTGGCTGTAAGTTGAGTTAAACGCATCTTTATTCCTTTTTATCTGTTTTATTTTTTAATACATGAATTACCGCTAGGGTAAATCTCAGTCTGCTGTTGGCTTTTTCAAGATCGCCTTGAGCACAGCGAATTTCTGACAGACTCTTGGCAACTTCTTGTTCCAAACTTGCCATGAGTTGATCTATACGGTATTTCTCTAAATCCATTAAACTTTCTCCCGTGAAATATTTAACGCTCTAAATGAAAACGGGGCTTAAAAGCCCCCGTTTTTCATCGCTCCCCCAAGGTCTGCTTAGACAGAACTGCTGGTTAGGTTACCATCTACATTGATAGTAAACGGCGTCACCCAAATTGGCGCAGTTGGCGAAACTGAAAGGGCCAAATTGGTCAAATATCCTTGGCCACTTACATACTTGGCTCCTGAGCCACGACCGTTGAAATACACACGGAAGTAGATAAGAGTTGCGTTGTTGCTTAGGTCAAATAAGCCTGTTCCACTGGCAAAGAACTGTGTGTCATCAACAACTAGATTGCCACTGACTGAGTTAGAAGCAGGTGTTGGCACCGCCTTCTGACTGAATGTGTCAAGTTGAGTCCAGTTAAAAATGCC